GCGTTGAGCCTACCCAGATTTCTAAAGAACTTGCTATGCCAAGACAAAAGGTTGTGGCATATCTAAATGAGTGGAAGCAGATGGCTTCTGATAATGCGGTTATTCGTGCTAGAGCAAAGGAAGCTTTAGTTGGAGCAGATGCTCACTATAGCAAACTAATTACAAAAGCATATGAGGTAATTGATGATGCCACCACTACTGCAAACCTAACTGCTAAAACAAGTGCTATTAAACTAGTGCTTGATATTGAATCTAAGCGTATTGATATGCTACAAAAAGCTGGTCTACTTGAGAACAAAGAGTTGGCAGAAGAGATGCTGGAGATTGAGCGTAAGCAAGATATCCTAGTAAACATTCTTCGTGACATTGCATCAGAGTATCCAGAAATTCGTGACGAGATTATGCGTAGGCTTTCACAAATATCAAAAGAACAAGAGGTTATAACTATTGTCAATGATGTTCAATGAGTTCTTTGAAGTTCTTAAAAACAATAACTTTGAAGAGATGCCAGTAGATGCAAAAACATTTGTAGAGGGTGCAGAATTTCTCGGACAGCCTCCGCTATCCAGCCATCAGTATGACATCGTTGAAGCCATGAGTCAAATCTACAAGCTAGAAGATTTGATTGATATTATGGGCGATACAGAAGGTCGCAGGTACTACAAGAAGTACACAAAGAATGAGGTTATCCTACAACTTGGTAAAGGTTCTGGTAAGGACTTTACGTCTACCGTAGCGTGTGCTTATATTGTTTATAAACTACTTTGCCTTAAAGACCCAGCACGATACTTTGGTAAACCAGCAGGTGACGCTATTGACATCATTAACGTGGCTATCAACGCACAACAGGCTAAGAACGTTTTCTTTAAAGGTTTTAAAAACAAGATTGAACGCTCACCTTGGTTTGCTGGAAAGTATGACCCAAAGGCTGACCAGATTGAGTTTGATAAATCCATTACAGTTTACTCTGGTCACTCTGAGCGTGAGTCTCACGAGGGTCTTAACCTTATCCTAGCAGTACTTGACGAGATTTCTGGTTTTGCTCAAGAGGTTGGCACTGGTAATGACCAAGGTAAAACCGCAGATAACATCTACAAAGCCTTCCGTGCTTCTGTAGATTCTCGTTTTCCAGACTTAGGCAAGGTAGCTCTACTGTCATTCCCTCGTTATCCTGGCGACTTTATTTCATCTCAATACGACAAAGTTATTGCAGAAAAAGAAACTATTACAAAGCATCACAAGTTTATTATGAATCCAGAGTTGCCAGAAGATGCAGAAGGCAATAGTCTAGAGATTGAGTGGGACGAAGACAGTATTATCTCATATAAGATTCCAGGAGTATTTGCACTAAAGCGACCTACCTGGGTAATCAACCCTACAAGAAGCATTGAGGACTTTAAGATTGCATTCTTTACTGATATGGGCGACGCTATGCAGCGTTTTGCTTGTGTTCCTACATTCTCTTCAGATAGATTCTTCAAGCAAGAAGATAAGATTCGTGCTGCAATGACCATCCGTAACCCTCTAGATAGCACTAGAAGATTTGACGAGACATTTATTCCAGACCCAGAAAAGACTTATTTTGTTCACGCTGACCTTGCACAGAAGCACGACAAGTGTGCAGTAGCTATTGCTCACGTTGAAAAGTGGGTATCTGTTCAAGTAATCAAAGACTACGAGCAAGTAGTCCCAGTGGTTGTGGTAGATGCTGTAGCATGGTGGGAGCCTCGTAGAGAAGGTCCTGTAAATTTGTCAGAAGTCAAACAGTGGATTCAGAACTTGCGTAGGCTAGGATTTAACATTGGGCTAGTATCATTTGACCGTTGGAACTCCTTTGACATCCAGAATGAACTAAAGTCTGTTGGTATTAGAACTGATACTGTTTCTGTTGCCAAAAAGCACTATGAAGATATGGCTATGCTTGTTTATGAAGACCGTTTAGTTATGCCATCTATCGAACTTTTGTTCGAAGAACTTACAGAGCTTAAAATTATTAAGCAGAATCGTGTAGACCACCCACGTAAGTCTTCTAAGGACTTGGCTGACGCTGTGTGTGGAGCAATCTTTGGGGCTATCTCACATACCCCTAGAGATATGAATAAAGAAGTAGATATTCACACATTTAGGGATAGACCAAAGGTAGATAAGACTACTCTTCCAACCAACACCATCATCATTGAACCAAAACAAGCAGAAGAAGCAAAAGAGTATTTGTCTCAATTCAACGTGCTATAATGTTAGCATGAGGCATTATGGTTAATCGTAATTGGCAACCATTTCATATGCGTGAAAGCCAACACTTACGTTTAAGACGACCTAGAAACCTGCTCAAAAGCCAACAAAGATTAAGCATAAATAGATACAATAATCAAAGTAGAATGGCTATAAGCAATCAAAATCAAAATCTATCTTACCAATAACGTGCTATAATAATTTTGTTGGACTTTTCCAACCAGGAGACCCCAAAATTAAAAAGCTTGCAAATATAACCCTAGCATTTATTTTAATGTTTTTGCCACTAGCCTATTCCTCACCTGCCTATGCAATTACGCAAGCAGAGTATGACACATTGGTTGCTGAAGCACAGGCTGAAGTTGCTGCAGCACAAGCAGAACTAGAAGCACAACAGGCAGAACTTAACGCCTTAAATACATCCAAAGACGAATTAGAAACGTCTCTACAAGCCTCACAGAGCGTTTTAGACCAGGCTCAGGCAAACCTTAATCTTGCAATTCAAACAAACGAAGAACAGTCAGTAATTGTACAGGCTGCTCTATCCGCACTTGAAAATGCACAACTTAATCTTGAAACTAAGCAGGGTCAATTAGAAATAATTTCAGAAAACATTATTGAGCAATCATCAGTAGTAACAATAAAAAGCTTAGAACTTCAAACAGAAACTACTGCACTATCAAACCTAGCACAACAAGTAATTGATTCTCAAGATAAGGTAAATACTGCCAACCTAAGAAAGCAACAATCAGATGAAGAATTTAATCTAGCAAACATTGCATATAATGCTGCGGTATTAAACTACAATGCATCAGTAAGTAATGTTCAAACAAAAGGCTCAATACTTGATAGCAAATCTAGTGCATATAATCAAGTTTTGGAAAATGTACAAGTAAAACTACAAGAACTTACAAACGCACAGAATGCAGTAGATGTAGCAAACTATAACTATACACATAATCTTATTACAGTTTATCCAGAAAACACAGAGCCAACCATAGCTGGACTACAAGCAAAGATTTATAAAAATATTTCACAACCAAATCCAGAACGCTCTGACACAGCATATACATACTGTAAAACAATTACAGTTACTCAGATTGCAAAAAACTGGGGTGGCGGAGACATTGAGGGCTGTGGCGGAGACTATATTATGATTCACTACACAGGATATCTAACAGTACCAACAACAATGAACTACCAATTCTTAGCCAATGTAGACGATGGATGGTACATGACACTTGATGGAATGGTTATTAATGATAACTGGACCTTAAAGGGTTGCGGTGGCTGGTGGAGCAACAACTTTGTGCTACAAGCAGGACACTCATATGCCATTGATGCTTGGATGTACGAATGGGGTGGTGGAGCTTGTAACTATTTATACTATTCCTCGGAGGTTAACTGGAACATAGTTCCTGCATCTTGGTTCTCTCAAAATGAACCAGCACAACCAACATATGAAAATGACCCTGCACTTCTAGCGGTATTGCAACAGAAACAGGCAGACCTAGCAATTGCACAATTAGCATACTCACTAGCTATTACAAACTCAGGAACAGTAAACACAGAATACCTATCAGCAATAAACGACTATGACGCTGCAATCTCTGACTGGCAAACAAAACAAACTGAAATGACAGATGCAGAACAAATTCAACTGGGTGCAAACGCAGATGTTATTGCCTCTAGTGTGCTACTAAGTTCAGCACAACAAGCATTACAAGAAGCCCAAGTATCATACGCAGAACAACAATTAGTCATTGCTCAAAAACAAGCTACCCTTACATCAGAGGATTTTGCCTTACAATTACTACAAGATAGTCTAGACCAAGTGACACAAGATATTACAGATAGTATTAATATTGTTAGTGACCTAAGACAAGCATTAAATAATGAACTTGAAACTAAAAACGTAACACAATCAAACGTATCTACACAAACAACATCAGTTACAAATGCAGAAAGACAGGTACAATCAATTACAGTAATGGCACAATCAGTTTCTACAAAAGCTATTGCACAACAAGCAGTTGTTTTTGGTGCTTCAGCAATGCTTTCAAATGCTATCAAAAAACTAGCAAACATTCCAGCACCAGAGACTCCAATTGTAGACCCACAACCTAAGCCAACAGAAGAACCTACACAAGAGCCAACACCAACCCCAGAGCCAGAACCAACCCCTGAACCAACTGGAGACCCAAACATACCAGAGGTTATTGAAGACCTAACAAAGGTTAACCTAGAAGCGGTAGTCGCAACAGACCTAACAGAAGCACAGGTAGAACAACTTACAGAAGCAGCAATGGAAACATTTGAAACAGCTGAGCAAGGCTCACCAGAATATGAACAGGCACTTGAAGCCCTATTCGTAGT